TTGATAACGTATTCTATGAGAGATTTTTCAATTGGGACTATCCTTCCATTGGATTAAACTTTGAAGAAATTAAGGGCAAGTATAATGTCACTATCGCGGCTGCAACAATTGACGATAAGTCGAAAGAACCGGTATTGGGCACTCATGGGCTTGAAACTATTGCTCAAAAGGTGCTCCACCATGCAATTACGCTGCCTTTGACTATCGACGACTACAGAAAGATTTTGCAAATTTTGGATAGCAAATCTATTCCGGAAGAAGCCGCAAAAAGACAGCTTATTGACCTGATGTGGGGTAATGTTAGAACTCCGGTTCAAGGCGTACAGGCAAAACTGGATATCATCGCTATGGGAGCGTTATCCAATGAAGGTATTGCCACATTGGATGAAACGAATAACCCTGAGGGTGGCGTTAAGACGACTATTGATTATAACATGCCTGCTGAAAATAAAGGTGAGGTTACTCTGAAATGGAATGATGAGAACATTGCTAATGTAGATGTATTCGAAGATATTCAGACCATCGTAGATGCTTTCTCCGATAAAGTAGTCTTTGATCGTATCTTGCTTGCTCCTTCTAAAATTTCTTATATTCTTCGAAGCAAGAAGATGAAGCAGGTAATTTTCGGAACAGATAAGCAGAATAGCCCATTGCTGCTGAATGATCTCAACGAATTTATGAGATCTAATGAATTGCCGGTCTTCGAACCGGTTAGACGTCAGTGTTTGATTCAGAACAATGGTACATTCACCCCTTACAATCCGTGGAATGCAAAGAACCTTGTCTTTATTCCTTCCGGCAGTTTGGGGACAATCAAAAATGCCTATGTCAATAACGAATTAAGGCCTGAACCCGGCGTTACTTATTCCAACTATGGTCGCATTCGTGTAGCTCAATGGGGAGTAGGTGAAACTCAGAACTCGAATGGTGTTGAGTTTGTAAAGGCTGAAACATTTGCTTTGCCTGTGATCACGGAGATCAATGGTATTGCGTCGTTGAACACAGAACCTGATTGATAATGAAAGTCGCTGATTACATAACACAAAAGATCGGTTCCTTCGGCATTGAATTGTCGGAGGCCGATCTTGTGGATATAACTTTGAATAGTTCTATATCACTTGAAAGTGAGATTGCTCAAGATAATATAAATGAAGTAAATAAGGCTATTGCCGAATTTATTCCATCATTGCTGGCTCATCCTACATCTGTTAATGAGAGTGGGTTTTCTGTTTCTTGGGATAAGGACGGTATCAAAGTGTATTATTCATTGTTATGTAAGCAATTAGGCATAGAGGATGTTTTATCAAGTAGAATCTCTGACGCTTCAATGTATTGGTAATGTATTATGCACCTCACATATTAGAAAAAAAAGTCGTAAAAGAATACGAATACGATGAAGACGGCAATCCTATTCCGGGTACAGACGGAGATAGTTGGGAGCGAGTTTGTAAGTGTAAATGTTACGATCAGAGTGCTGACCGTGCCTATACAGTTAATGGTGTTACTTACCCTTACAAATATCGTGTTGTGACAGAAAAGGTAAAAATTAATGCCGGAGATGTCGTTCGTGTTTTGAATGCTGACGGTTCTCTTCGTGGTGAGGGGATAGTAATCAATCCTATGACAACGGATTATCTAAACTATGGGCAAATATGGCTGGAATAATTACTGCTAAATATGATTTTTCAGATGTTGATAACTTCTTTGAAGAAGTTTTTAGCGAAGTATTCGCTCATCTTGTAGAGATGGGGGAAAGGGCTTATGAAACGGCTGTTAGAGAAGGAAAATATAACAATATTACGGGAAATCTACGCAGTTCGTTAGGCTATGTGGTGGCTCAGGATGGAAAGATAATCAAAGAGGGAGGATTTAAGCAGGTTCAGGGACGTGGAGAAAACTACGAAAAGGTATATTTCACCACCAAAGCGCAGAAAACAGTCCAGTTTTGGGCGCGAGGTAAGTCCGGCGATGGTAGTGATGGAAGCCGACAAGGTCTTGAATATGCGAGAAGCCTTGCCTGTAAATCGAAAGGTTTCACACTTATTGTCGTTGCCGGTATGGATTATGCAAGTTTTGTCAATAGCAAGGGATTACGTGTGATTGATGATGCAGAGATAACAGTAAGGACAATGCTACAATGATAGTTACAACAGACATACAGACTATACTTTATAAAGATGCCCAAAAACTGGGAATCAAGAAGGTGTATAAAGACGGAGCGGTTCCCGAAGGAGACGTGAAGTCCGAGCGAGTTGTTATTATCGTTAATTCGGTAGAGCCGGGCACCTATTGGAAAGCAGGATTTGTTCATGTGAATATCTGTATTCCTTATCTTGATCGTAAAGGAACAGCTCCTCTTACAAGACTTAATGCTTTAGAAAGGTTGGCTGTCAAGGAATTACATTCCACTTCTACTTACGACGGTACATCTTATACATACGAGGTCGATACGACAAGGATAGAAGAAAACAGGGATTTAAAATGTTTCTATGTAAATGTGAGAATATTATTTCAAGTATTAAATGTAAAAGAATAAGAATATGGCAGGAAGAACAGTATCCGTGATTGGAGTAAAGCAAATTCTTTATGGAGAGCCATTAGAAGCAGCTCCAACTTATGCAACACTTGAATCATTGTTTACTTCTTTCAAAGAAGTTCCCAATGTACATCAAGGTACATATGAGTTTACCGAAGAAGACGGTACAACAACAGAGTTTAAGGACGAATTGACCGGACAGACATACCGATCATCTTTTGAAGCAGGATCAGTAAGTCTAAACTGGACGATTGGCGCCTATGACTTTGACACTAAGGCGGAATTGATGGGTGGTAAACCATTAGATGATAGCAAAGGCTGGGAAAGAGGAAACTCAGGGGAACAGCGTTATAAATGCGTTGTTGCTGTATCTAATGATAATGTAGCGATTATTTTCCCTAAAGCAAATGTTATAGGGCGCGGAGCGTCTACCGATGGAGCCGTTGGTTTAGCTATTTCAGCCATTCCTTTGAAGGTTTCGACTACCATTGCATCAGAATATCAGTTTGATGTTGAAGGCAAAACTTTAAAGGGAATTTAAAGTACCATTAATGAATCACAACAGAAAGGGGCAGGCGGATACATTCTGCCCGTCCCTTTCTTGCTTAATATGAATATCCAATGAACAAAGCAGCAAATTTAGTCGCTAACGCTATTTTAGGCGATGACCTCAAAGTCGTCATTTTGGGAAGTAAAGCATATACCATTCAGTCTCCTACAATAGCTGTTATATGTAAATCAATAAAATATCTGTCTTGTATAGATCGTACCACAACAGGTAAAGAAGAACTGAGTAAAGCAAAAGAAGATTTGGAGAATCTGCTAAAGGGATTGTCTGTTTTCATTTTTGACGATCCGAATAAATATACAGAGATTCAAGATGCGACAATGAAGGAATTGAAAGAAGCACTTGAAACGGTTATAAATCTAATCTCCGCAGAGGATTTTTTCGTCTGTGCCGCCTTAGCCGAGAGCGTGGCAAGAATGGCGGCGATACCAAAGTGATAGGCAATGAGACGATGATGGGGCAAATTGCCACATTCATGGAAACTTTAAAGCTAACTTATAATGAGATAGTGTATCGTATTCCATATAGAAATCTATTATTAATGCAAAAGGATATTCTACACCAAGTCACAGGTGATCTGATTATCGAGCGAGACGGACGTTATTTATTGAACCGGACAAAGAAAGAGGGGTAATTTATGGCAAAACTTAGTTTTGATGTTTCTGCCAAATGGCAAGAAGTGCAAAAACTCAGAGAAGAGGTAGAAGCTCTGAAAACGGCTCTTAAAGACTTTAATGTTGCTGGTGACATGAAGGGTTTCGAAGAGTTAAATAAGAAATATAAGGAATCGACACAGAAACTGAAAGAATATGAGCAGCAGGTTCAAAATTATCAACGTATTATAGATCAGCTTAATGTATCTAATGGAGTAATGGAAGGCGCACGACAGATGGCATCGGAGCTTAATAATGCTACGGATGTATTTGTTGAACAACAGTTGAAAGTCAAAGCCTTAAATGAAGATGTCAAGAAACTAAATAAGTCTTATTTGGCATTGTCTGATATAGACAAGAGGGGGCAAAAGGGATCAAATATCTTGACTGAATTAAAGGAAATAACTCACCAATATACAATAGAAAATGAGGCTCTAAAAAAACTCAGAAAAGAATATTCCGACAATATAAAAATAGAAGGGGTGGCAGCGGATTCTCTTGTTTCCCTGAGAAAACAGTTGTCATTACTTAATGCAGAATATGATCGTCTGTCCGCTTCGGATAGAAAGGCTGCGATCGGAACCGATTTGCAAAAGCAGATACAGTCGTTGAATACCGAGATTAGTGCGGCAGAACAGGCTACCGGCCGATATCAAAGAAATGTAGGAAACTACGCTTCTGCCTGGAATGGTTTGGGAATGTCGGTACAACAAGTAGCGAGAGAATTGCCATCTTTAGCTATAGGATGGAATACTTTCTTTTTGGCCATATCAAACAACCTCCCTATGCTTGCAGACGAGTTAAAGAAAGCGTCGGCAGAATACAAGGCTTTTAAAGCGGCTGTTGCGGCCGGGAATAATGATGTAGCTAAAGTTGCGCCAGTATGGAAACAGTTAATTTCGTCTATTTTCAGTTGGCAAACAGCACTTGTTGTAGGTATTACTGTACTTTCGATGTATGGGAAAGATATTATTGAATGGACGAAGAATTTGTTTGGACTAAATAATGCAATAGATTCAGTTACAAAAACACAAAAAATATTAAACAGCTTACATTCAGATTCTGCAAGAAGTTCTGCGGAGGAGGTTGCTCAAGCCAAAATATTATATAAAATAACCCAAGATGCAACTCGAACAATTAATGAAAGAACAGCTGCTGCTAAAAAATTGCAAGAGTTATACCCAGATTATTTCGGAAATTTAAGAACTGA